TAGCTGCTGGTTCAGGATATACTTTACTTGATACAGTTACTATTACTGGCGGTGGCGCTAACGTTACTGCTAACGCTGCAGCATTCCAAGCACTTGATAGTGGCGGCGGATTTACTGGTAATACAGTATTAATAAATGATCCTGGTTCAGAATATGATAGTCAAGCTGGTGTTACAATTAATACATCTACTGGTTCAGGAGCAAGTTTATCGGTTAATATGGATTACGGTTATGGCTTCCCTAAATCTGGTCATGCAGATTTAACTACTATTCTTTGGGATGCTTTAACGTTTGCAAACTTTACAATTGGAGAAATAGCTTCATTAAAAGGTATCAACCCAGGTGCTAATTATAATTTAGATCCTGTTGCTATAGCATATAACCCGTTTGTAGCTGGTAACAATAGAAGAGATATTATTTGTGTAGCTGATAATAGAAGCGGTGTATTTAAAGCAGGCGAAAGAATTACACAAGTTTTATCTAAGCCCGGCTTTTTAGTTCAGCATGATGGACAAGTAACACTTAACGCGAATGGAGATGCAATTACTATTGGTGAAGGGGTATCCCAGACTCAAGCAAACGGCTTAATTATAACTGGTACAATTTCAACTTCTAATAGCACACATATTAAAATAGTAAACATTACACCTGCTGATGCAAATATGAGCGACGGGACAGGAACAGGTGCATCTTATTTACCTGCTCCATTTACTACTACAACAACTGGCTCAATTATTAATAGTATTGAGACGGGCGTAGAAGAAGAAGATGAATCAGATATTGCGACTGGACAGTACAAATATACATTACCAGATGACTTAGGTAATAGAGAGCTAATTCATATTAGAAGATTGAGATTTGGTCAGTCATTTGTTGCGGGTGCAACTCTTACAGGTCAAACATCTGGAGCTACAGCAAATGTATTATTTGCATTAAATGACGGTAATACAGCGCCGATAGGATTTAATGCAAGTGTTACAGCTAACGTTATTACAGCTAACGGAGTAGCAGACGGAATTGAAGTTCTTAACTCTGGTTACGGCTATGAACCTGGAGGGACTCTTACATTAACAAGCGCTAATACACCATTTATTGTTGCAGGTACTGCAAACGTAGAACAAATGGGTATTGGTCCTGGATTCTGGAGAAGTAGAGAGTCATTTATTAGTGATATAAACAAATTACACGACAATAACTACTATCAGGAATATTCTTATGTAGTAAGGACTGGAATATCGCTAAATAAATATAAGGATATATTAACAGACATTCTTCATGTTGCCGGTACCAAATTATTTGGCGAGGTAGTTAAAACGCAATCATTTGAAGCCCTGCAAGTTGGTGTAGCCACGACCGCAGATGAAGACGGTCATCAACGGGGCGTAAGAATTAGTACAAGTTAACGGATTTTATAAATGAGCCATCACTTAATAACAAAAAACTTTAATGTCTTTAGTGCAGAACAATTTAAAGAGTCTCTTACTGAGCCTGCTAATACTATTGTATACTTATTTTATGGTAGACATCAAGAGTGGGGCGGTAGGCATTCTAACGGCGCAATAATCAACCCTGTTGCGGACGATTCTACAGCTAGAATTGCTACAACAGGAACAGATGACGCTCCTCCAGTATCAGAAAATTCATTATACGAAACATTCTATAATGTCTATGATAATGTGATAGGCGGAAAGAAGGTTGAAGATGGCGATGCCATTCATATGGTTAAAAGATATGATTGGACGTCAGATACAGTATATGAAATGTATGATCACAGTGCTGTTGATTTACATGGTAAAGCTTTTTATGTGCATGTTGCTTTAGAAGATGCGCATGACGTATTTAAATGTATCGATAACAACTACAACGCTAAATCAACTCAGCCTCCTAAAAAATCAGAAACATCAGCAAACGATGAAATATACATTACTACTTCAGATGGCTATCAGTGGAAGTATATGTATACTATTCCAGATGCAACTTGGGATAAGTTTGCTACTGCTGATTTTATGCCAGTTGTCGAAGATTCAAATGTAGCTACTTATGCTGTTGAAGGAGCATTAAACGCTATTAAAGTAACTAACGAAGGAACTTCTTATAGCTCATATGCTAATGGATATGTTTTAGAATATTCTGTAGCAGGAGATAATAAGTTAATAGCTATTGCTGGTACTACTGGTTCAATTATTCAACTTAACGGCAATACTGCTGCATTTTCAAAAGAAGAAATAACAACATCATTTTTAGATACTATATTAATTGCAGATGGTGGTACAAATTATACTACCAATGATGAATTAGTTGTTATTGGCGGCGACGCAACTTTAGCAGCAACTGCAAATATTACATCAGTAGGAAGCTCTGGTGAGATTACAGGTATTTCAGTTTTAAATAGAGGTAAGAGTTATAGCTCTAATCCTGATACTGTAGCTGCAGCTATGACAATGTCAATTAATACACATGCTGCTATTCAAAGTGTATATGCTAATGGTAGTTTTAGAGAAACAGTAACTGCATCAAGCGGTGGTACTGCTAATGTATTATTCTCTAATTCAACTGTTTTATATCTTGCAAACGTTTCAGGAACATTTGCAAACGGCGATACATTAACAGGGAGTGTATCAGGAAATGCTACAGTAACTAACACACCATTTACTTCTGCTGGTTCAAGTGCTAACTTAATTAACAGGATTATTTCAGCTAACGCTATTATTATTGATTCAAATACAACACATATAACCGTAACAGCAGGTAAAGGAATCATTAATGAACTGGACGAGATTACAGGAACATCAACTGGTACTACTGCTAATATTGCTGCAGTTAGTTATACTGGCGATAGTTTATCATCAAACACAGATTTTTATAAAGGAAGCTCATTTTATGTTGCAGCTGGCACAGGTGCTGGTCAAATATCAACCATTGATGAGTATATTGTAACAGCTAATCAGCGAAGAGTTTTACTTGCTACAGAATTATCAACAGCACTAGCAGCTGATTCTCAATTTGAGATCGGGCCGCAAGTTGTTATTCAAGGTGATGGAACAGGCGCAGTTGCAAGAGCAATTGTAAGAAGTACATTAAATGCTAATACAGTAGCTAATGTTCATGTTATTAATACAGGCTCAGGATATACTTGGGCAGATATTACTATTAGAGGTAATACTGGATTTGTAACTAATGCAGTAACCAACTCTTATATTACAAATACAGCTACTGCTTCCGCTATATTGTCTCCTCCAGGGGGACATGGTTCTGATGTTAACAATGAATTGTTTGCAAATAGAATTGGTGTTAGTATAACAATTTCAAACACTGAAAATGGCTTATTAGTTTCTAATAACGATTTCAGACAAGTAGGCCTTTTAAGAGATCCATTATTTGCAAATGGAACATTAACTCTTTCAAGTAGTACTACTAACTTTTCAGCTAATGAAAAGATAACAGGTTCTACATCCAATGCAACTGCTATAGTTGTAACTGCATCCTCTAATGAGATTACAATGAGAGATATTAGAGGGTTCTTCCAAGGGGGAGAGACAGTAACAGGTAATGTTGCTGGTAATTCAGTTATATCTACAGCTACTGGTGGTGTAGATCAACCAACATCTGTATTCAGGCAAACACATAAATATACGGCAAATATATCATATCCTGGTACAGCTGGACAAGGATTTATTCAAGACGAATTAGTAACTCAAGAAAATTCGTTAGCAAATGGTTATTTACTCTCTGTTCTTACTGCAGCAGAACCTAACGGTGAAGTAGAGATTACTAATCAACGTAATGTATTTTTAATATCCGATATTGTCGGTGGTGATAAATACATAGTAGGAAAAGATTCTGCGGCTACAGCTAAATTAACAGGCGTAGAATATCCTGATATTAAAGATGGCTCTGGTGAAATTATTTACATTGAAAATATTGAGCCTGTAGATAGGACAAATAATCAGGCAGAGACGTATAAACTTATATTAGAGTTCTAGGAAAAATAGATGACGAAGCTATCAACAGATTTAAATATCGACCCATATTACGACGATTTCGACGAGGATAAGAAGTTTACCCGTGTTTTATTCAAACCGGGTGTTGCTGTCCAAGCTCGTGAATTAACTACACTTCAGACAATGTTACAGACCCAAGTAAGTAGATTTGGGGATAACATCTATAAAGAAGGTACCATTATTGATGGTTGTAATATTACTTTTGACGACAAGTTTGCTTATGTTAAGATTTTAGATCTACAAGTAGACGGTCAGCCAGTTAATCCATCTACATATAAAGGTTTAGAAGCTCGTGGTGCTGTAACTAATGTTGTAGCTACAGTTAATGCTTACGCTGATGGTCTTGTTTCTCAAGATCCTAACCTTACAACTCTATACATACATTATACAACAACAGGCACTAACGAAGCTAAAAAGTTTAATGCGGATGAGCAGATTGACTTATATGATCAGTCTAATACTAAAATTACATCTGTAACTGCAGCTGGTTCAGCTGTGAATAATGCTGTTGGTGAAGCATACGCTGTAAGAACAACTGAAGGTGTTGTATATTCTAAAGGACACTTTTTACAAGTAAGTGCTGGTCAAGTACTTGCAAGTAAATATGGAACTGTTCCGTCTGGTGTTTCAATTGGTTTCGATGTCTCCGAATCAATTGTTAATTCTGATGGTGATGGTTCGTTATTAGATAATGCATCTGGCTTTAATAACGAAAATGCTCCAGGTGCAGATAGATTAAAATTAAATCCGTTCTTAGTATCTCTACCAACATATAGAGCACATGCTAACTCTGACTTCTTATCTATTATTGATTTCCAAAATGGATTGCCAGTAATTAAAAGACTTGATACTCAGTTTGATTCTATTACAACTGAGATGGCAAAAAGAACAAGAGAAGAGAGCGGCAACTATTCAGTAAGAAAAAATAACTTTGATGTTGAATCAATCACTGCTAATACAACTCACTTCAATGTAATGGTTGGACCTGGATTACATTACGTAAACGGGTTTAGAGCAGAACAATTTAATACAACAAGACTTGCATTACAGAAGTCAACAACGTCTGCTAACGTTGAAGGCGCAACTGTTACAACTAATATGGGTAATTATATTATTGTAACAGAATTGAGAGGGCACTTTGATGCTCACCAAGGCGCTACTGTACAATTATTAGATAAGGCTTGCTTTGCTGTTTCTAATAATGTCTCAACATCAGCTAACGGTGCAACTGCATCTGGTGGTAGCTATGTTGGTACAGCTAAAGTTAAAGCCTTAACATACCATGCTGGTACAAGTGGAACAGCTGGTGGTGGCTATAGACTTTACCTGTTTGATGTAACCATGAATGAAGGTAAAAGATTCTCTGATGTTAAGTCTGTAGAACAAACAGGACAAGCTCACGCTGATGTATTCGGTTCTAAAGTTAGAGAAATTAATAACTCAATGAATATATTCCCGCTTGGTAAGCTCGGGATTAAAGCTTTAAGTGATAGTGACTTTGTTTTTAGAGATTCTAAGTCAGTTAACGCAACTACAGACAATCTTATTTTATCTCCTCAATTTGAGTTACCTTACTCTGGTACATTATCACTAGATCAAAAGCGTAACTTTTTAATTGTACCTAATTCAACTGATACTAATGCTAATATAACAGAAGGCGTACCTTTAGATATGGATAGCGTCACTGCAACTGTATCAGGTAATAATGTAACATTTAATATTGGCGGCATTACTGGATCTAACACAGCGGCAATGTCGTATGATATTATCCATAACTGTAAAAAATCAAACGCAGCTGCTCTTAAAAAGACAAGAAAGACCGCTTGGGTACAAATTAGAGCTAATACTCACCCTCAAGGCACTTCAGGTCCTTGGTCATTAGGACTGCCTGATGTAGTTGAGATTGAAGATGTATATCTTGTACCAGCAGGTGCAACTCCATCATATGCGAATACATCTAATAATACTGAAACAATTTATGCTTCTAATAAAGTAACTTCGCAAATGATTTTAGAGACTGGTCAAAAAGATAACTTCTATGGACTCTCAACGCTTCAAGCTAAAGGGTCTTTCTCAATGACTGCAGACCAGCAGCTTTTTATTAAAGTTAAACATTTTGAAACAGCCACTCCTGCAAGTGGTTCAGGTTACTATACTGTTGACAGTTATGTTGATTCAGATGGTGTAACAGCTATTGATCCATCTGATATTCCAGTTTATAATAGTAAGCAGTCAGGATTTTCTATTGACTTAAGAAACGTACTTGACTGTAGACCAATGGTTGCAGCAACTGCTACAGGAGCAGGTCTTCATGCTGATGGTGGTGTTGGATCACCAGTTAACCCGTCTGCTACTGAAGCGTTTCCTAATCAGACATTATTCTTAGCTGCACCAAACGAACAATTTAATTCAGATATTGAATTTTATCTAGGAAGAATTGATAAAGTTTATGTTTCTGAACAGGGTATTATTTCAAGCAAGCCTGGTGTACCAGCGAGTAGACCAGTACCTCCGACTGATCCAGATAACGGATTAGTAGTAGCTGAGGTTTATGTACCACCTTATCCTTCTCTTTCTTCAAAAGAAGCTAGAGATAAAGTTAGAAAAAATAACGCTATTAGTATAACACCAATTAACACTAGACGTTATACTATGAAAGACATTGGTGGTATTGATAAGCGTCTTAAGAATATGGAATATTATACTTCTCTGTCATTGCTTGAGCAGAAGACAGAAAGTATGGTTGTTACAGATGAGAATGGTCTTGATAGATTTAAAAACGGTATTTTAGTAGACCCTGCTCTTAACTTTGATATTGCTGATCTAAAGTCTGGTGAGCATAGAATGGGTATTGATGCTGTCTCTGGAGAATTTATTCCTCAGTTTGATCAGTACTGGACTGACTTAGAAGTACAAAGCACATCAAGTGTATTAAATGTAACAAATCCACAAACCTCAGGTAGAGGCGTATATGTAATGCCTGCTATCGAGACACAAGTTATTGGTCAAAGAGGAGCAACAACAGCTATACCTTGTACTGAAAATTACTACAAGTTTAATGGTAAGCTTGAATTAGATCCTCCTTATGATGGTACAACCGATACAAACAGGTTGCCTGCTAAAAACGTAGTTAACGATAATACTGTAGGTGTACAAGAGCTTGTAGATAATATTAATAACATTTATTCTACAACGATGACTAATGTAAATAACATTGGATCGTCAACAACATCTAATACTGTATCTACTTCAACTTCCGATACTGAAGTAACAAACGAAGGTTATTATGGTTGGGGACATGACTGGTATCATCACGAGTATTACGGATATGGAGACGGCTATTGGGGACACTATAATGGTGGCTTCCATGGTTGGGGATATTATCCTGGATACTATTACGGTGGGGACTACGGTACAGTAGAAACAACAACTACAACTACTGATGTCACTACAACAGTAACAACAAACACTTATCAAGAAGTATCGCAACAGCTATCTACTGGTACTCAAACTAATACTGAGCACTTAGGTGATTTTGTTAAAGATGTTTCCTTCTCACCATTTATGAGAGCCAGAAGAGTTAAAATATTTGGATGGGGCTTTAGACCTTTAACAAGACACTATTTCTACTTTGATAAGAAAGATATTAATCAGTATATTAAGCCAGGTAAAGTTGGAAAACAATTTACTGACGGTAATATTGCAATTGGTTGCGGGCTAGCACCTTTTTGTGTACCTATACTTGGTTATGCAGATCCTCTCTCAACAGATAGTAGAGGAAAGCTTTTTGCAATCTTTGACTTACCAGAAGATACATTCTTAGTTGGTGATAGAAAATTAGTTGTTTGTGACGAATCAAGCATTGAGAACTTAGCAGAAGCTTCTTCAATGGGTGAGGTTGTTTACAACGCTTATAACTTCTCAGTAAGTAAGCAAGAAGTTTCAATTACAACTATTAATCCTACATTCGACCTAAATACAATATATGGTGATCCTTGGTCAGAATCAACAACTCAAACTTCAACTGAGACAAGCACAGAGATAGATTGTATTAACTATATTGACACTTATGTACCTGGCACAGTTTACTATAACTCAAATGGTCAAGTTCAATATACAACAACTGATGAATATGGTAACTTATACTACCCATATGGTTACGGCGACTTCTGTGACGATGTACATACGTCATATGGTAATCAGTCTAATACAGCTACTTCAGGTGGAGATGGTTCACAAGCTAATACAGCAATAACTGGTTCTGGTGGAAGCTCATATAATCCTCAAGACGGATACTATTATGGTTGGGAAGACACCTGGTGGTGGGACTTAAATTTAAAGTAAGGTAAAGACAAATTATGACAATTAACTCAAAAGATCCAATTAAAAGTGCTTTAAGTTACGATCCTATAGCACAAACGTTTAAAGTGTTGCCAACTATGGCGCCTGACGCTGACGGCATGTTTTTATCTTCAATAAACTTATATTTTGAATCTAAAGACCCGTTTTTAGGATGTACAGTTGATATTAGAGCCTGTGAGAACGGTGTTCCGACAAGAACTGTTTTGCCTGATTCTAGAGTTCATTTAGAACCAGAACATATTGGTACATCATCTGACGCGTCTGTACCAACAAGAGTTATTTTCCCTGGTGCTGTATATCTTAAAGTTGGCGAAACTTATGCTATTGCAGTTAAGCCAGATGGTGCATATCCTACTCTACAAATTTGGATGGCTATTAATGGAAGACAAGACGTACAGTATAATACTACTATTAATGAAAACTGGGGCGACGGAGCGTTCTTTGCTTCTGCATCAGGTGCATGGTTGCCGAAGTTAGATAGAGATCTAAAATTTGATGTTTTTAGATCTAACTTTGCAACATCAGCTGTAGGTAATATTACTCAAGTAAACAGAGACTATGAATTTTTAACTCTAACAGGTGGTGCTGGAGTTTGGCAAACTAACGAAGAAGTTTATAAAGTTCCTAGCGCATTTTCAAATGGTACAGTAACATTGGTTGCTGGAAACAGTACAGTAACAGGTGTAGGGACTGCCTTTGATTCATCTTTTGCGGCTGGACAGACTGTTGTAGTCAGAAGCTCTGGTAATAATGCAATATCAGATGTTGTAAAAATTGCTACAATTGAAAGTGCAACATCTATGACAATTGATGGAGCTCCTCAAATCGGTATCTCAGACGGTAATGTTGCATTTACTCCATGTGGGAGTGTAGACGAGATAGAGCAAGCCGGTGAAATAATTAGATTGAAAAACTCTACTGCTGCAAATACAAGCCATAGATTTGAAGCTGGTGACAGTATTAGAGGGTGCTTATCAGGTGCAACAGCAACAATTGATACAGTAGATAATAAAATATTGAGCTACTTTAAACCTCATTTTTATAAGACAACTGTAGGTGCTACATTTATTGAAAGTCATCTTACTTATAGAAAGTCTACGGATATTGCAAACACCGCTACAAAAAGAATTATTTACGGTGCTGATAATAGTATTAGACAGTTTGAAGCTGCTATCTTTAGTAAGTCAAATGAAGCTAATACAACTGGTATTCAAAAATCATTATCAGTAGTTCATACTTTAAAGACAACTAACCCTGCTGTTACTCCGGTATTTGATGCAAGGAAAGGTTTAAGTACATTCCAGAATTACACAAACATTATTAGTGCTAATACATTAAATGAAAAATCATATCAAATTGGTAGCGCTAATACAAAATATACATCACGTATTGTTAATCTTGCTCCTGGTATGGACGCAGATGACTTAAATGTTTACTTAACAGGATATAAGCCTGGAACACCAGAGGGAGCAACAGGTCAAGCAATTAGTACTGACTTCCAAGTTTATGCACGTATTGGAGCAGCTGCTGATCCTGATTCACCAACTAAGAGGCAGTGGACACTATTAACTGAAACTGATACTCAGAAAGCTGTTAAAAGTTCAGTAGTAAGTGGACGTGACTTTAAAGAGTTAGTTTATAATTTACCTCAAAGCCCAACTTGTGATTCTACAACACAAATTAGTGGAACAGCTAGCACTGTTGCTAGCCAGTCAAATGTTGTTTGTAGTAGTGCAGGTGTAGCGTCGAACTTTGCTGCTGGTGATATTGTTATAGTTAAACAAGCAGATGGCTTAAGAGAAGATTATGCTATGGGTAGAGTAGCGAGCGTTTCTAGTGCTACGCTAATATTAGCTAACCCTCTTGAAGCAGGAAAAGATTTTACAAGTGGAAATATTTTCAAAGTAGCTGCTGATGAAGTAAGATCAGCATTTAGATACCCATTAGGAGGCTCGGACGGCGGTTATAGATTAGTATACTTTAATTCAGAAGGATCAGAATTTAACGATTTATCTTCATTCCAGATTAAAGTAGTAATGCTAGCAGATCAAACAAACGTTGTACCGAGATTAGCAGATATAAGAGCTATTGCTCTTTCAGGATAATTATGAAAAAAGACGCACCAGCTTCTGGAATAGTTAAAACAAATGTCCCGTTTATGGTTAAAGACATGACATCGGGAGCTATTATAAATACTAATAGAGCTAAACTTGAAGCTGTAAAAGCACGAAAAAGATCTTTAGAAAGAATAGACAAAGTAGAACATCAAGTAGCTAATCTGCATGCAATTATGAAAGATAATAGTCAGCAGTTAGAAAAATTAGCACAATTGTTAGAAAAAGTAATCGATAGGAATGCATAATGGCTGATCCCAAATATAGAAGTGCCAATATTTTATACCAAACAGATACGTTTGGTTCTTGGGTTGAGAGAACTAATCAGTTAGTTTTTGATCTCAGTGAGACAGTTGTCACCTCTCAGCAAAACACAATCGGCGCAGCAACGTCTGGTAACGTTGTTATAACTTCTAATGTTTGGAACTATGACAATCTTGCTTATGAAAATTCAACAGGTGGTATTTTACAATCTAATGTCGTAGCCGTATATACAAGCATTAGAGGTGGTGAGGTAGAGAATAGCGCTAACTTAGAAGTAATTTCTAATACTAATTTTAGTGACGCTAATAATAATCTGCACCTATCTATTTCAAGTACAGCTAACGGTTCAAACCAGCATGTATTTGTAACAGGTACAGGTATTAATGTTAATCCAGCTAACGCATATGTTACTGGTACAAATTTAAAAGTTAGTTCTAATGTAGAGATTAACTCTCTATCTTCAAACGTAACATCTAATGCAACAAGTTTCTATATTAATGGAACATTGCTACAAACTAATAATTCAACTATTAGTGTTAACACAACCAATTATACAGAATTAGCTGACAACTATACAATGACAGCTAATGATTGGACCATCAAAGCCAATTCAACTATTACAGCAATTGACTTAAATAACGACGGTTCAACAACATCAATTACTATAGATGGTAACAGCTTAACAGTAGATTCAGATGAATCATATTTCAATGCTAACGTAACAGTTGGTAGTGCGAATGATGATACAATGTCTGTCCTGGCAGAGGTAGATACTAATGTAAATCCTGTGTCAAACGCCCTGACAATGGGTCTAACAGATGCTAGATGGAACCTTAATAGTAACACTATTAATGCAAGTAACACGCTTACCGTTACAGGAAACGCGTATTTCGATAGTACTCAAGAGGCTAACTCAACTGTTGCCTCTGTTGATATTGACGGCGGTATTAGAGTAGGTAAGAGCGGGTATATTACTGGTAATGTTTATGTACAATCTACTCAAGAAGCAAATTCAACTAATGCAGCTGTACATACTGCTGGTGGATTACTTACCGGCAAGAGCGCTTATGTAACAGGTAATGTTACTGTAGCATCAACAACAGATGCAAATAGTACTGCTGGTTCAATTGAAACAGCTGGTGGTATTCAGGTAACTAAAAAAGCTGACATTACTGGTGCAATTACTGGTGCTAATACAATTGATATTACAGGCGCAGGCACATTTGGTAATACTATGGCTGTTACTGGAGCTGGCACATTTAGTAATACAATGGCTATTACAGGTGCAGCTACATTATCGAATACTATTGCAGTAACTGGCGCAGCTACATTATCAAATACAATAAATGTAACTGGTGCAGCTACACTCGGTAATGTTGCTACTATTTCAGGTAATACAGAAGTATTATCAACAACTGATGCTAACGCTACTCATGCGTCAATTAAGACAGCAGGCGGTATTAGAGCTGCTAAAAAATTAAATATCGGTAACAACGCAACGATTGCAGGACAGCTAGCAGTAACTAGAGCAGCTACTTTATCTAATACAATTGCTGTTACAGGCGCCGCTACATTAAGCAACACGCTTGCGGTATCTGGCGCTACAACATTAAGTAAAACTCTTGCTGCTGGTAATACTACAGTAACTGGATTTATTAATGTATCAACTTCTGCATCAGTAGGCACAACACTAGCAGCTGGTAATACTACAGTAACTGGATTTGTAAATGCAACCACATCCGGTCAATTTGGTACTACATTAGATGTAGCAGGTCATACAACATTAGATACTGCTAACGTCGGTGATACCTTACAAGTTGATGGTGCGACAACAATTGCAAATACAATTGTAGTAGAAGGATCAGCTAACTTAGTATCTGGTGAATTATATATTACTGATACTCAAATGCTCGCTGCTCCTAATACAGAGTTTTCTAATAATGTAGTTATTAGAGGTAATTTAACAGTTGATGGTGATACATCTTTAGCGACTGATCAGGTTTTATCTCTAAACGTTGCTACAATGACATCGTTATCAGTATCTGCTCAAGCCAATTTAAATGGTAATACAGTTATTGGTGATAACTTAGGCACAGATAGTTTAATAGTATACGCACCTGTTGGTAACTCAACAGTAGGATTTATTCCTAGTGCAAATGGTGTTGCGTTAGGTAGCAATGCTAAGAGGTGGGCACTTTCTAGTACAACAGCTGACATTTCAGGTACAATAACAGCTAATGGCGGTATTAATATTACTGGTGGAGCGGTTAGAGTTGGTTCATCTGCATCTGGAGCTAATTCAGTATTAACAGATTCTGTATCAGTAAAAACTGGTAACTCATCAGTAAACACTCAAATTTCAACAGGAACAGTAACAACAAATACGGTAGTAATCAGGGACGATATTTCTGATGGCACAAACCCGTTTAGGATATATTACGCTAATGGCACAATAGCTTGGCCGGCGTAAAGGGGTTGATTGATTATGGCTAATCCCATAAAAATGCGCCAACACGCCAACGGGGTTTATAATGATGGCGTCCAACTTATGTCAAGTAGTGACATGGATTATGCTGCGCAATTAGTACTGTCTGAATTTTCCGGAAGCACAAATGAAGTAGGTGACATCTTTTTAGGTGGCACAGGAACTAATATTGGTGAATTCCAAGATCAAAAAGCTGATGAAGCTGTCGGCGGACACTCCTCACCTGAAATTATTTCATCTAATACTGTATTTAATCAAAACACAGGTAGTGTTTCTGAAAGTCTAACTATACCCTTAACCAGTAACGGTTCAACATTTTCACCTTCTACTGACTCAGATATTAATGGCGGTATAGTTAATCATATGTTAGGTAGATTGGCTCTTGCTAATTCTACATTTGCTGAAAGAGGAACATACTATTTAAGTAGTTCAACACCTTCTATTTCAGGTTCTTGGGTATCAAAAGGTAACTTTACTGACGAAGTAACCAATGATAATGCTGATGATGGTTATGATGTAACTTTTAATCTATGGCGTAAAACATCTGATACTTTATCAGCAAGCACTGTACGTCCAATGAAATTAACAGGTGCATCATCTATTCATGAGATGACTGATACTGAGATTAAATCACTTGAGACTAGATTTAGAAATAGAATTATTGCTACTGGTATTGGCACTTATAAATTAACTCAAGGAGCTTCTGCTCCAGCTGGTGGTACTTGGGTATCAAGAGGCACAGCAACGGATAGATTTCCTGCTATATCATCATCTCAGTATACAGGTCAATTTACTAGACAAGATCAAGGACAGTTTACAAGACAAACACCTGGTCCAGGCTATGCGAGAGCAACACCTGGCCCTCAATATGCTGTTCAATATACTAGAATATACTCTAGTCAATATTTAACTAATTATGATAGAGCTCAATATACAAGAGCTCAGTATACAAGGGCACAATATTCTGTTCAGTATACTAGAGACAATCCTGGGCCTCAATATACAAGACAAGTAGGCGGCCCTCAATATACTGTTAATTATGGTGGTACACCATATACCCGTGAAAGAACTGGACCGCAATACACCTCTAACAATGCTTATACTAGAGACACAGTTGGACCTAACTATTCTAGATCGTTTGGAAGAATATATGCTGGTAATTATTCTAGGGCGTTTGCTAGAGATACAGTCGGACCTCAATATTCTAGAGCGTTTGGAAGAATATATTCAGCTCAGTATGGTAGAGTTTATTCAGCAAATTATTCTAGATCATTTGCAAGAGTGTATGGCGGCAATTATTCTAGATCATATGCAAGAGTGTATTCTGGTAATTACAGTGTAGTTATTGCAACTGAATATTCAGGAACCTACGAAAGAACAACACCGTATAACGCTCCTGGGCCATCATATGCTGCAGGCGGTTATGCCCGAGCAACGGCAGGGTCAACATTCTCTTCTCCACAATACGGCAGAACATATTTTGGTTGGTATTGGAGAATGGGGTACTATTCAGGTGAGGGTGTATTTGAACCGATGGGTGATGTTTATGCCGCTCAAAGACCTGGACCTCAATATCAAGGTAACTATACAAGAATTTTTACAGCACAGTATGGTGTAGCTCAATATAGTAGAAACTTTACACGTGAAAGAATGGCACCAGCGCCTAGCCCTTTAGCAGGTTTAGTTTATTTCAATCCTGGTGGTGAAGGTTTCCTCGGAGATCCAGACCATACTTTTTATAGAGGACAGCCGGGTGTTTTTGATAGTGAAGCATTCTATACTCAACCGTACTATGCAAGAGGACAAATTAGATATACAGGTAGTTATGCTGTACAATATTCTTCACCTGTTTTTGCTAGACAATTTGCAGGTAACTATCACGGACAATATACTCGAAGCAGATGGACATATTCTGAGCCTGTATATGTAAGACAGAGAGGCGGTCCTAACTATGCTGTTCAATATGCAAGAGTTAGACCAGGTCCTCAATATTCTGTTCAGTATGCAAGAGTTAATACTGGACCAAATTATGCAAGATCAACACCCGGTCCTAATTATGACGGTAACTATACTAGAAGATATTCAGTAAACTATGCTGTAAACTATACAAGAGACAATCCTGGACCTAACTATGCTGTACAATATGAAAGAAGATTTTCAGCTAACTACAGTGCGCAATATACAAGAGTCTTTTCTACTAACTATGCGACAGGAAGTTCAGAACAATTTACTAGAACTTATCTAGGACAGTATCAGAGAGTATACGCTGCTCAATATACAGTGCAGTATGATAGACAATATAACAGACAATATACAAGATCGTTTGATGTACAATTTGCGAGAGCTACGCCAGGCCCTCAATATGCTGTTCAGTTTGATAGAACATATTCTGCTCAGTACACAAGGGTATATCAAGGAGTTTATGCAAGAACAATCACAGGACAATATACAGGACAATATGCTGGTGACACAGTAACTAGTAGTTTATCCTCTCAAGTATATACCTTATGGATTAGAATTGCATAAATAAATAAAAATAAGGGGATAGTGAACCTGTGGCAAATCCATTAAAAATAAAAACTAGTTCGGGACAACCGAACACTACTAACTTTGCTGGTCTACAAACAATGACCGATGCAGAGATGGATTATGCTGTTCACAAGATCTTAGTTAAATATGCAACAGAAGCTAATAGTACACATGCTGCTCTAGTTGGTGATTTAACAACAAATAATTCAATTTCAGGAACAACGTCAGTTGGAACACATGATGATGTGTATATGGATGATGCAGTAGGAACTCACCCATCAGATGGCGCAACATCAACTATTACAACTACATTTAGCCAAAATCAAGGCACAGCAACAGAAAGTTTAACAAGACCGCTAGAATGGGATTCTGGCATTAAAGAACAGACTGATACTAACTTAAACGCATCTATTATATCCAGAGCTTTGGGTAAGATTGCTAACACAAGTAGTTATGCAGTCGGTCAATATTTTGTTGGTACTTCTGCTCCAGCTGGAGGTACATGGGCTACTATATCAACATTTACAGACTCATTTACTGACGGTGTTGATGTCACAACCTATAACTTATATAGAAAGACAGGTGATACTGCACCATCTACTATAAGACCTGTTAAATGGGCAACTGGTATTAGAGAAATGTCAGATGCTGAAATTGAAACTCTAACATCAAGATTAAGAAATAGAATAGTAGATACAGGAGTCGGTACTTATGTTTTTCAGGCTGCAGCGCCTGGTACAGGTACATGGACACAAGTAAGTGATAGTATTGTTGATACGCGAGCAACAATATCCTCATCAACATATACATCACAATATACTGGAACTTTCGGTAGAGTTTATTCAGCTCAATATACTGTTCAGTATCAAAGAGTTTATTCAGATCAATATTCTGTTCAGTTTGGTAGAATATATTCAGCGCAGTATACAAGAAACTTTACTAGAGAATATTTTGCTAACTATGCAAGCAACTTTACTAGAGAGTATGAAGGACAATACCAAAGAGTATACACAGCACAATATACTAGAGATAATCCTGGCCCTCAATATACAAGAACTGTAGCAGGTGATCAGTATACTGTTCAATATTCAGTTCAATATACTAGAGATAATCCTGGTCCTCAATATACAAGAACAGTTGGTGGACCTCAATACTCTGTACAATACGCTGTAAACTATACAAGAGCTACTCCGGGACCTCAATATACTAGAGCCACACCTGGACCGAACTATACTGTTCAATATACAGTTCAGTATACTAGGGACAATCCTGGTCCGCAGTATGCTAGAGCAACACCTGGACCTAATTATACCGTTCAATATAGTGTACAATATACAAGAACAGTAACTGGAGATCAATATACCGGGCAATATAGTGGTCCTAACTATGCTGTTCAATATACTAGAATTAATCCTGGACCGCAATATACTAGAGCCAGACCTGGTCCTAATTATGCGGTTAACTATGCTGTAAACTATACAAGAGCGACACCAGGACCTCAATACACTAGAGCTCGTCCTGGACCTAACTATGCTGTAAACTACGCTGTTAACTACGCTAGATCAACACCTGGTCCTAACTATGCTAGATCAAGACCCGGTCCTGCTTATGGTGTTTCTTATGCTAGATCAAGACCCGGCCCTGCATACGCTAGATCAAGACCTGGTCCAGCTTATGGTGTTCAGTATTATAGGTCTTTTGGCAGATCAAGACCTGGTCCAGCATACGCTAGATCAAGACCCGGCCCATCTTATACAGTAAACTACGGCAGATCAAGACCTGGTCCTGCATACGCTAGATCAAGACCCGGTCCTAACTATGCTAGATCAAGACCTGGTCCAGCATATGGTGTATCATACGGGAGAGTTTATTCCGGTAATTACGCGAGCGCATCATACGGTAGAATGTATTACGGATTATATACCGGCCCCTTCCAATACTTTGACTTCTATGGTAGATTTAGACCTGGTCCAAACTACGGTGGTAGTAACTTTGCTAGATCAAGACCTGGTCCAGCATATTCTGTAAACTATGGTAGAGTATATTACGGATCATATGGTAGAGTTTATTACGGCTCATACGGCCGTGTTTATTACGGTTCATATGGTGTATCGTATGGTAGAGTATACTACGGTAGTTATGGCAGAATATACTATGGTTCATATTCTGTCGGTTATACTGTAAACTATGGTAGAGTATATTATGGTTCATATGGTCGGACCTATTCAGCTCAATATACTGTGAACTACGGTAGAGTATATTATGGTTCATATGGTCGTGTTTATTCAGCTAACTATGCTGTTAATTATTCTAGATCATTTGGAAGAGTTTATAGTGGTCAATATACAAGAGTGTACTCAGCTAACTATGCTGTAAACTATAGCAGATCGTTTGGAAGAGTCTATAGCGGACAATATACAAGAGTATATTCTGTTAACTATGCAGTTAATTATACGAGACAGTTTGCAGGACAGTACACACGATTCTTCCAAGGACAGTATACAGTACAATATGGTAGGTCATTTGCTAGAACTTACTCAGCTCAATATCAGAGAGTATATGCTGCTCAATATACAGTACAATATGGCAGATCATTTGCTAGAACTTACTCTGGGCAATATACAAGAATATATTCAGCAAACTATTTAATTAACTACGCTAGATCTTTTGCTCGTGAATTCCAAGGACAGTATCAAAGAGTCTATGCTGCTCAATATACAGTGCAGTACGGCAGATCTTTTGCTCGTGAATTCCAAGGTCAATATCAGAGAGTATATTCAGCACAATATACCAGAGATAATCCTGGACCGCAGTATACAAGAAATGTTACCGGTCCTAACTATGCTGTAAACTATTTAAGAAATAATACCGGTCCTCAATATACAGGCGGACAGTTTACAAGAGATAATCCAGGACCTCAATATACATCTCTATATACTAGGGACAATCCTGGCCCGCAATATACTGTTCAATATACACGTGAAACAACCGGTCCTAACTACACTCAACAATTTACTAGAGAATATGCTGGTGATACAGTAACAAACACTTCAACTACAGTTGCTACGAAAAAACTGTGGTTAAGAGTTGCATAAATATTTTTAAGATATTATAATATATTATGGAGGCAAAGTAATGTCAAGAACTTTTATGAATCCTTTGTGGGAAGACCCGCAAACTAAACAGCGTGTTCGTGCACGAGAAAAATTTGAAAATGGTAGCAGTGATATTCTTATTGCTAGAGAGGATACAGAAACTTGGAATATCCTCATGGATCAATATACAGAAGAAGATATTGATAAAGCAACTGATGAAGATATTGCTAAGTTCAGAGCTGCAAGGCAAGAAAAAGAAGCTACTGAAAGAGATAATGAAGAGAGAAGATTTCAAGAAGCTCTATTCACAGAAAAACTTCAAGCATTTGAAATTGAAGAAATCAAATCAAGTAAAAATATTAAATTGAAACGCAAGCTGCGTAAGGCTAAAAACTTCACTGAGATTCATGCCTACTCAGCTGCTATGATTGTTGATCATTATGAGAAAGAAAATGTCGCAAGTGAAGCATGATAAAGGCTTTTTAATTGTAGCTACCTGTCATCACTTTTATAAATCATCCGCACTAGCTTTAATTGATTCTTTAGACGAATATTACCCTGATTGTAAAATCATGGTAGTTTGTCATGAAGACTTTAAAGAAGAGTTTGAGATGTATCCTCAAGTAGTTGAAATAAGAACTGATTGTCCTAATGAAAGACGAACTAAATTATGGGCACTCAGGCACACCGTCTTTGAAAAGACTTGCTATCTTGATGCAGATATGGAAGTTCAAAACGAAGAAATTCAGAAAGTGTGGGATCTATTAGATGATGATCATGATACAGCATTTGGTGTTATATACCCTGAATCAGGAGCATCAACCGCTATCTATAGAGAAGAAGGTGAGCAAGAAATAAGAGATAATAATCCTGAAAAACATTTACGTTATCATGGAGGATTTTTTCTGTGGTGGCATAATGATAAACATCCTAATGCTATTAAAGCAATGGAGTTATGGTGGGATAACTGGTTAAGTATCAATCGAAATGATGAGTGGTGGGCATTACCTGAGAATCAAAAATACTTTCCTATGAACAGAGGCTGGGATCAATTTACATGGTGGAAAATTCATATGGAAATCTTGCCTGAGTTAAAAATACAAGAAGTAGAAAATAATACTCTTGAACAGTATAGATGGAACCATAATGAATATCTAGCCATGTTCGATAAAAATTTAAAAGAAGAAACTATTAACCCAATTATTAAGCATAGAATTATTCCAAGAGCAGCAATGGATGAGGCAAAGGATGGCTTAGTAGGAGGCATTGAAAGAGCAGGATAATATTATGTTAATGAAAGAACTTAATTTAAGAAATAGCGAATTTATAGAGTTACTAGATGAGTTAGCTAAAAGATCTACGTACTTAATTGAAGAAAGACCTGATATAATTAATAAAGGATTAGAGTGGGATTATAAAAGACAGGATCCTGTAACGAGAAAAAAAGAAGGGTATGATGAGCCATATAAGCATGCTCCAGATTGGGATATGCTTCCTGATGATTTTCGTGAACTAGGTAATTATATGGATCCTTGCGGTCAAGAATATCTTGATCTTCAAATTAAGAGGCTTAAAGACCAAGGTCCTACTAGTGAAGGTGTCACCTGTGGATGGCCTAATAAAGAAGTATTTACAGGAGCAATGTGCTTTGAAAAAAATGTTCCTGAATATATAAAGCTCCCACAAGAACAGCAATTGCATGAGATAGTACGAAAAATATCTTATGACTTTCTTGGAGGTTCTTCTATAGCATTGTGTGCTATTTACCCTCCAGGCGGATATATACCATGGCATAATAACGGCAACGCGCCAGGACATAACTTATTATTACATTATAGCTTAGGCGGCGACGGTGAGTTTATTACTTACCATGAAGGTGAAATAATAACATATAAAGATAAAGACAGAGAATGGATAGCACGAGCAGGAGCTTTTCTTTCAACTCACGGCCAACCAGAAGGTGAAGGTAGAGCCCATCCGCAGTTTGATGTTGGCAATGTACATCCTTCAGAAGCAGAAAAAGCATCTTGGCATTGTGCTCGTACAAATAGCTGGAGAATTACTTTATCTACTATTATACCACAATATGATATGTGGAAGCTGGTCCAAGAAGAGTTAGAAGAAGAATAACGCTCGTTATCGCGATTGCCTAAATAAATATAAATAGATCACGGGGTAATCATGGCTACTAAGTCTAATATAGTAATTGATCAAGGATCAGATTTAAGCTTACAGATATCTTGTACGAATTCTGCTGGCGAAGTCTTTGACCTATCCAATTACACATCTGAATGTAAAATAAGAAAGCACTGGAGTTCTAACACTTCATACTCTTTAACATCAACTGTCACTGGTGCGTCTACTGGTGAGCTTACTCTATCTGCTAACAACACTGTAACGTCTGCAATACCTCCTGGAAGATATATGTATGATGTTGAGGTTACAAGTAACACAGGAACTGTTACTCGTGTTCTTCAAGGTACTGCAACAGTAACACCGGAGATTACACGATAATGGCAATTAAAGCAACTGTTAAATCAACATCACAGCCTGTAGTAACAAAGATAACGCAAGGTGCCGTTTCAATGGCAAGTGGTATCTCTGGACTAAATATTAATTATAGTACTGTAGCTAATAACGATGTATTAGCTTATGATGCTTCTTCTAATACTTTTGTAGCGCAAGCAGCGGTATCTTCAATGGACGGCGGAGAATATAGCGGCGGGGATTTCTAAGTGTCAGACGCATTAATCAGAATTAAACGAAGTCAAACCGATACAGTTCCAGGTAACGTTGTATTTGGTGAATTAGCTTTTACATCTAATGGTGATGTACTCTTTATTGGTAATGAAGCTAATAGTGCTATTGCTATCGGTGGCCAAAGATTTCCTGGAGTACTAACTGCTAATCAAGCTATTGTTGTTAACTCAAGTAGCTATGTTGATATTCTTAATACTGTCGATCTTCTAGTATCTAATAGTGCTAATATAGAGTCAGTAACTGTTAATACAGGTACAATAGCAACATTATCAGCTACAGATATTTCTGTATCAAACACGCTAACAGTTAATGGTGATATCATCCTTAGAGGTGATAGCTTACAACTTGGTGATGGTGGAGATGTTATTTCTTTACAGGCTACAGTTAATACTTCTATTGTACCTACTGATAATGTTTCATACGATCTCGGCTCATCTACTAATCAATGGCGTCAAGTATACGCTAATCAGATAACAGTTGCAACTGATCCTACTTCGAATCTTCAATTAGCTACTAAACAATATGTAGATAATATTGAAGCACAGTTAGGCGGTAATAGTATTGTTATCGGTCCTGCGACTGATGGAGCTTTTGCTAATGGTAAAGGTTCTGGCGGTGAAGGCGCAGCAATGGATATAGATGCTAATACTAAAATTGCTGACGGTATAGATATTCTGAATGAAGTAATGTATAACATTCATCAGAACACTTATGTAAGAGATGTTTCAGTAGTTTGTAATTCTGGTAATACAGGAGGAGCTCCTCTTACTGCAACTCTAACAATTACAACAACAGGTAATCCAAATTCTTTTGATATCAATTGGGGTGATGGTTCTTGGACAAACGCTACATCAGATAGCACACCATCACATACTTATACAGATAATACTAACTCACCTTTTGATATTGTAGTTTATGCAAGAAACACAAACGCGTTAGGAGCAGGTAACGTAGCTTCAGTAACTGCTACTGACCTTATTACTTTATTTACTGGTGACCCAGAAGCAGCATTTCAACTATATGATGCTAGTACTGGCGGATCAACCATTACTGAAGCAAATATTAATCAGGCGATATATTTAGAAAATGATACAACTAACTCGAACAACATCACTGCTACTTTCTTTATTAATTGGGGTGATGGTAACAGCGATAGTATTTCAAACACTTCAGTTGCTGGAGGCACGCAAGGAGATAGAATATCTCACACGTACACTTCAGGAACAGGAACAGGAACTAATACCGTTTCATTGTCCATTAACACCCACAGTACCGCTGATCCATCCGCAGTACCGGATAGTACAACAAGAACAATCAAAATATTTGATACAGGTATTGCAGCACCAGAAGGATTATCAGGTAAATCATTTACTTTAACTACAGGGTCAACTGGATCAAGTCCAAGATTAGCATCAGGCTATATTAATAATACATCTGAAGGTACATGGGCAGTTGGTGATTCAGTAACTAGATATACATCAGGAACTATTCAGACATCTGGTGAAGCTAACTCACAAGTAGTTTATGACGCATCAGCAGGTGCTCTATCAGCTATTGTAGATGGCTCAGTAGACGGTACAATTAATTTTGATAGTTCTGATAATACAGGATCAAATGCTTCTGTAGTTGTTGTAGACGAATTAGATTTTTATAACTTTAGTAATGTTGGTGCAAGCGTATCAGCTGGTAATAGAAGATATGCACCAGGATTATATTCTGGATTTAGAGCAAGAATATCTAAGGGTAGTTTATCTACAGGAAATCATACTTATAAGCTATCTCATTCTACTACTGGTAATACAGGCGTATTAGAATTTGTTCAAGACAATTTAACAGGCACACCAGTATTAAATATGTCCTCTGCTTCACTAACTCAAAATAGTGCTGGCACATTAGCATATGTTTCAGGCGTACCATATTATACTAATGATGCAGTATTAGATGTATCAGGTATTGCTGTATCTAATGTTGCAGGACAAACATATAGAGATGATTCAACACCATTTACTGTTCAAAATGGTACAATGGTTGAACATGATTACTCAAATGTATTTAACAACCAGACAAAAACGTATGCATTATTACCATCTTCAAGTTTAAATAGTAACTACCCGATAGCTAATACAGGTATGAGCTCAGCAGTAACATTAGAAGACTTTACTATCAATGTTAATGCAGGTGGTAGATGTGTAAGTTATTTCCAAATGTATATGAGAAATGTAAACGGAAATGGCTCTACTGTTGAGTTTGCAAATACAAAAGTTCAAGCTTACAATGGACATTCTTCCGGAGTAAGAGAAGATCAAATAGCTGTATCTGATTCACTTGGTGCAACATATGATACAGACGGATTAAGAATTGTGACTGGCTGGTCTGGTGCCACGCCAGCATTTAATAGTGGTCAAGATTACTATGCTTCAAATAATTGGTCAGGTGCTGTAACTGTAGCAGGTACAGATGAAGCAATAGTTAGATATGGTGATTTAAAACACTATACAACAGATTTAAGTTCTACATATTTACCAGTTGGACCTGACCTAAATACTGGTAGATCTGGTACACAGTATTTTAGATTTGCTTTTAAGAGAACAGCAATGGCTAACTTTACAGTTAGACTAACAGGCAACGTCGCATCGTTCCATGTAGCAGCTCCTAATACAAGTATTGACGATACATCTGATTCAAACGGATGGTTATCTGCAGGCGATACTTATGCAGGAGCTGGTACCCCAGGTGCTAATACAACTGCTGGTGGTAATGGTTCAGATGGATGTGCATTTACATCCGGTGATAGAATACAAGCAAATACAAACTACAGCAATCAGACATTTACATTAACATTAGGTGATCAGAACGCTACAAGCTCTTATAATAATCAGATATTGGTTAGTATTGGTTTACACTCTGGTCAAAGTATTACAAGGTTGGAGATTGAATAATGGCTATTGCTGATAGTAAAAAAATCGACCTACTGTGGAAGAAGATAGGTTTCGGAAAAGCAAAAACAGATACTAATGCAGCAAAGAAAGCTGCTAACGAAGCTATTGTTTCAGATCTAATTATTAAACCTTCAGTCATTTGGGATGATGCAGGACAAATTCCTGGCACTCAACCAAGCTCAAATACTTCTCATGTAACAATATATACTGAGCTTGAGATGACTGAAGACACAACAGCAACAGCGAGAAGAACATGGAAGTCAAATATTTTAAATTGGATTTCTACTTCTTTCGGATCAACATATCAATTAAAAGTATATGTTGATTCAGCTGGTTCAGGTAACCCTGCTTCAAATGGAACACAATTATTTGAAACAGGATCTGGAAATGATGATGAATGGTATTTTGATTACCAGGCCGGTGTGTTACATTTTATCAGTGATAATATACCTTCACAAGTAACATCTGGCAAATCTATTTTTATAACAGGAGCTAAATACTCCGGTAATACAGGATTTACAGGTACAACATTAACAAATGCTAACCTAATAGATTCTACTATTACAAGTCTCAGCACGCCTCTGGAAGTGAAAGACGGTGGTACAGGTGTGACTAGCTTTACAGCTAATTCTGTCTTGGCTGCAGCAAACTCGAGTACTATGGCATTCAAAACTGGATCAAATGGTCAGGTTATGATTGTCTCTAACAATGATGTTGATTTTAGTGATTTAGATGGAGGAACTTATTAGTAATGAATTGGAAATTTTGGAAACCCAGTACTATATCTGGTAATTTAAATGATGTTGAAATTAAAGTTCTAAGTAGATATCTACTTAACCAGCAGGATATTATTAATAACTTAACAGAGAGCAATCAAAAATTAACTGCTGAAGTTCAAGTTTTACGTGATATTGTCGACGACTTGAGTAATATAAATAATAAGAACATCAATAAAAAATTGAAATTACAGGAAATTAAGAGGCGAACTTCGCCCTTCCGTTAATATAAAGGGGCTATAAATGGCTAGACAAGCATTAATTAAACTACGTCGAGGTTCAGGACTTCCTACAAATGGAACTCTGGCTGAAGGTGAGTTAGCGATTGATATTGCAGCAAAGAAGCTGTATTCAGCTAATTCAAATGGCGATGCGTTTACATTATCAGGCGACCAATATAATATGGTACAGAGTGGTAATGCCACTCATGGTATCGTTACATTAACTGTTGACAACACTGTTCTATCAAACGATAGTATTATTATCACTGGCGGTGATGATGCAGTAGTCGCAGGTAACTCGTCTCTTATTAATGTCAACGTTACGTCTACTTTAACCACAGTTTTAGGTAGAGGAAGCACAACAACTTCTACAATTGGTGTAGGTAATACTACAATTACAGGTTTCGCGAATGTAACAACTGACTTACATGTTGGTACAACATCGCAATTTGACGGCGCTATTACAGTTGGTAATTCAACTGTTAATGCTGTTATATCTTCAGCCGGTAATATTGATACAGATGGCACATTAACTGTTGCAGGTGCATCTACTATTAATAATACATTAGCAGCTGGTAACACAACAGTTACAGGTTTTGCTAACGTATCTGGCGCAGGTACATTCGGTGGTGCAGTTAATATCGATGATACTACTAGCTCAACTTCAACTGGCACAGGTGCCTTGATTGTTGATGGTGGTGTTGGTATTGCTGAAAACTTATATGTTGGTGGTAACCTCGTAGTTGAAGGTACAACAACTCAAGTAAGTTCAACAACTGTTACTATTGATGACAACTTAATCAAATTAGCAGCCAATCAAACAGGTACAGATGATGACCTAGTTGATGCTGGTTGGTATATGACATTTGATTCAAGTGACACTCAATACTATTCTGGTGTTGTCAGAGATACATCAAACTCTAATAAAGCGTTTGTATTCTTTGAAGGAGTGTCTACTGAACCTGCAGGTACTGCAACGTATACATCAGCTGATTTAGCTTATATTGAAGCTATTATCGATGGTGGAACTTACTAAATAATTTAAAAAGGTATATTATGGAAAATGATGATTATGTAAAGAATTATATCGCGCAAGTTAACTCTGAGCTGCAGACTAAGATTTTAGAAGTCTGCAGTCTCAAAGCGCAACTGCAACTAGCAAATGCTAAGATTGCAGAATTACAAGAGCAAGGTGATATTGAAGTAGATACTTCTGACACTGAGCAAAAGAAAAAATAGCAAGTGTGAGGAGGAGAGTGATTCCTCACCTCTAAATAGAGGTTAAGGTAGCCACATGGCAGCAAAATTATTACTTAAGCGTACTTCCACTACTGGAAAGGCGCCTAACACATCCAATATTGATACCGGCGAATTAGCGCTGAACATGACTGATGGAATCATGTATTCCTCAAATGGTTCAGTAGTATTCGAAATCGGTGCAAACACTACTAAACTTTCCGTTAATGGTGTATCATATCCAGCTTCAGATGGCTCAAATGGCCAAGTAATTGTAACTGATGGTGCAGGTAATCTATCATTCGCTAATCAGAGCGGTGGTTCCTCTTCATCCGTAACAATAAAGAACTACGTCTATTCTATCTCATCTAATACAACTGTAATAGAAGGTGCAGATGGTGATGGTGTTGTTCTTTCATATACTGGTGGTCAAGAAGACGTTTATCTAAATGGTATTAAGTTAATATCAGGAGATGACTACGCTACTACAAATACATCAGCAATTACTTTAACTGCTAATGCAGTGAGTGGAGATACAGTTGAAGTTGTAACAATCTCTGGCTCAAGTACATTAGTTGAATATCAGTATACAGTATCTGCTAATCAGACTGCTTTTACAGGTGCAGATGATAACTCAAAAGTTTTAACATATACTGACGGTAGAGAGCTAGTATTTTTAAACGGTATTAAGTTAGTACAAACAGATGATTATACAACACCAAACTCATCTCATATCGTATTAACAGCTAACGCTGTTGCAACGGATGTATTAGAAGTAGTATCATATGCTGGCAGTGGCGGAGATTTAGACGACGCAATTGGTTATGCTTCATCAAGCACATCGGCTCTTGTAATCAATACTTATAACAAAGCAACGTACAGAACTGCTAAATACATAGTACAGGCAAATACTAGCGATTCGTTTGCTGCTAGTGAGGCATTAGTTATACATGATGGTACGACTGCTTACTTAACAGAATACGGTGAGTTACAGTCAAACAATCAATTATATAACTTGTCCGCTAATGTTAACGGTTCTGATGTAGAACTAGTTGTAACACCAACAGGTAGTGGTACAACATTTAAAACCAAACGAATAGCAATTAAGGTGTAAAGATGGCGAAAACAAAAGCTTTTAATTTAGCAGAACTTATCAGACATATGTCTTATGATGAAGATACTGGTGCGGTTGTATCTACTGCTGCTGTTAATACTAGTGGTAGAAAGAGAGGAAATAAAACTAGAACCTCAACAGGCACTTTTACGCTGCATGAGTTTGCAAAAAGTGATTACTCAGCAGCAGAATTAACAATTACTGCAAAAAGCGGGACTGATTATCATACAGTTAAATTTTTAGTTAACCATGATGGTTCAACAACGTATGATACTCAATTTGGTGATGTACATTCAGGTGATAGTTCTTTGAGCAGCTTTACATCAAGCATTAGTGGTGCTAATGTTCTTATACAAGCAGCGCCGACTAATGCATCAACAACTTACAAATTTCATGTAGAATATGTGGATGCATAATAGGGGATAGGGAACCAAAATGGCGAATCAAAATTTTAGAGTAAAAAACGGCCTTGAAGTAGGCGGTGTAGAGATAGCAAACAGCACTGGTGTTGTTAATGCTTCTTCTTTACCTGCTTCAGGTGCATCGGCCGGCACAACGGGTAATTCAACTACAATACCAGTAATCACAGTTAATGCAAAAGGTTTAGTAACCAATGTGCAGTCAGCTAGTGTTAGTGGTGTATCGAATTATATCTACACATCATCTAACTCAACGTTTACTTTATCTACAGGTGATGGGTCAACATACAATGCAACAATTGGATACGCAAATACAACTGTTGCAGGCTTAGTTAAAGTTGGTGATCTAGTATCAGTTAACGCAACTGGGTTTATAAATGTTGATGAAAGCTCTATTGATATCCATAACCTATCCGGATACGTTGCTAACGAGCATATAGATCACAGTGGTGTAACAATGACTGCCGGTAACGGTTTAACCGGTGGTGGTACTATTGCAGCTACAAGAACATTCGCAGTAGAAGGCAATACTGGTATTACAGTAAGCAGTGATGGTGTATTCACTAATGATAGTGAGATTGTTCACGACGACTTATCAGGCTTTGTAGCCAATGAGCATATTGATCATAGCTCAGTTAGTGTTGTTGCTGGTACTGGTTTAACAGGCGGCGGTGATATTACATCAAGCAGAACCCTTAATATTGCAGCTGGTGCTGGTTTAGAAGCTAATTCTACTTCATTAGACGTAAGAGCTAATACAGGTATTGTTGCAAATAGCACAGGTGTATTTACTAACGATTCAGAAATCGTTCACGACAGCTTATCTGGTTTTGTAGCAAACGAACATATTGATCACAGCGGTGTAACAATGACTGCTGGTAATGGTCTGACTGGTGGTGGTGATATTACTGCTACTAGAACATTTGCTGTTGGTGCAGGAAATGGTATCTCAGTAAACTCTACAGCCGTAGCTGTAGACGCAGGTACAGGTGTTACATCTAACTCAACAGGTGTACATATTGGACAGGCTGTAGGTACTACTGCTTCAGTAACATTTGGTAATATTACGGTATCTGGAAACTTAACAGTTGAAGGTACAACAACAACAATTGATACAAACAACTTAGTTGTTAATGATGCCATTATTACAGTTGCATCTAATCAATCAGGAACACCTTCTCTTGATGCTGGTATTGAAGTAGAAAGAGGATCTTCAGCTAACGCTTTACTATTATGGGATGAATCAGCTGATAGATGGATTCAAAAATTAGCCGGCGGAACAGAATATAATATTCATACAACACAACATGATGTTGTATTAGGTACTCATACATCTGGACCATATGTATCAAACGTTTCAGGTACTAGTGTTGTTGTATCTAACGCAGGTGGAGATGGAAGCACACCTTCACTTGCAGTAAAAGCTAATACCGGTTTAACAGCTAACTCATCTGGTGTATTTACTAACGATAGCGAAATCGTTCATGATAGCTTATCTGGTTTTGTAGCTAACGAACACATTGATCACTCAGGTGTATCAATTTCAGCAGGTAACGGATTATCTGGAGGTGGTGATATAACCGCAACTAGATCGTTGGCTGTTGTAGGTAATACAGGTATCACAGTAAGCAGTGATGGTGTATTTACAAACGATTCAGAAATTGTCCATGATAGTTTATCAGGATTTGTAGCTAATGAGCATATTGATCACTCAGGTGTATCTATTACAGCTGGTAATGGTTTAAGCGGCGGTGGTACAATTGCTGCTACTAGATCATTAGCAGTCGATGCTCAAACTGGTCTTGTTGCTAACTCATCTGGTTTATTTACTGCTGACAGTCAAATTGTTCACGATGACTTATCAGGCTTTGTAGCCAATGAGCATATTGACCACTCTGCTGTAACGTTAACAGCCGGTAATGGTTTGACAGGTGGAGGTGATATTACATCTTCAAGATCATTTGCTGTTACAGGTGGTACTGGTGTTACATCTAACTCAACAGGTGTACACATTGGACAGGCAGTTGCAACATCATCTGATGTAACGTTTAATGACGTTACAGTATCAGCTGACTTAATTGATGGAAGTTCAAGAACATTAAAAATTTACAACGCCGCAGGCGCAGTTGTTTGGGGGTAATTAAATGGCTCAGCCTACTACAAGAACAGAATTCAAAGATTGGTGCCTACGTAAGTTAGGATATCCAGTTATAGAAATCAATGTAGAGGACGATCAAGTTGATGATCGTGTAGATGAGTCTTTGTCTTTTTATTGGGATTATCATTTTGATGGTACAGAAAAAACTTTCTATAAGCATGTTATTACAGCTGATGATAAGACAAATAGATACATAACCGTACCAGACAATATTATAGGTGCAATTAAAATATTTGATATTGGTAGTAACTTATCAACAAACAACTTATTTAATATAAGATATCAGATAGCATTAAATGATTTATATGATTTAACTTCATTTAATCAATCGCTTGTTACCTATTATATGAACTTTCAACATATTCGTTTTATCGAAGAGCTATTAGTTGGTAGACAGCCAATCAGATATAACAGACACACTAATAGATTATATCTTGATATGGATTGGGAAAAATTAGAACCAGGCGAATATGTCGTTGCAGAATGCTATCAGATAGTAGACCCTGAAACATACACTGATGTATGGAAAGACAGATGGCTGCAAAGTTATGCTTCTGCTAAAATTAAATATCAATGGGGTTCCAATTTAACTAAGTTTGAAGGACTGCAGTTGCCAGGAGGAGTTACTTACAACGGCGCAAAGATTCAAGATGATGCATTAGCTGAAATTCAAAAATTAGAAGAAGAGATGCTATCATCATACAGCCTGCCCCTTGAAGATATGATAGGATAAGGTAATGGCGTTAAACACGTACTTTCAAAACTACGAGGCTTCAGGAGAGCAACGTTTAATTGAAGACTTAATTTTAGAGTCTATCAAAATATACGGTGTCAGTACTTATTACTTGCCTCGAGAAGTTGTCAATTCAGACGATCTATTCGGCGAAGATGTTCTTTCTAAGTTCGATGATGCTTACGAGCTAGAAATGTATATTAGAAACGTTGAAGGTTTTGAAGGTGAAGGAGATTTCTTATCTAGGTTTGGTCTTGAGATAAGAGATCAAATGACTCTAACAGTATCAAGAAGAAGATTCTTAGAAGAATTAGACCCAGAAGCTATTTTAAGACCTCGTGAAGGAGATCTTATTTGGTTACCATTTATTAAAGGTGCTGGAGAAGATGAGCGAGGTGGAATATATGAGATTAAGTTTGTACAGCACGAAGCTATATTCTATCAGTTAGGCGATTTACAAACATATGATATCGTTTGTGAGAAGTTCTCTTATAGCGATGAAAGAATTGATACTGGCATTGCTGAGATAGATGGTGTAGAAGCAGACTACTCGCAAGCATATGCTATTGATGCAGCTGAACTATCAACTGAAGCAGGCGTAGTAATAACAGATGAAAAAGGTCAAGAAATTATTAACGACAACTATGACAAAAAGCTTGTTGATAAGGAAGATGATTCAACAATGTATCAAGATAAAGCACTAGAGTTTATTGACTTCAGTGATAGGAACCCGTTTAGTGAAGGTGAATTTTAATGTTTGGTGAAAAGTTCTACAACGGTGCGATAAGAAAGTACGTAATATACTTTGGTACTTTATTTAACGACCTTGAAATAGACAGAGTAAATAATTCTGGTGAAGTGATCCAGAATATAAGAGTTCCTATTGCTTATGGCCCTAGAGAAAAATATATGGCCATGTTAGACCAAAACCCAAATTTAGATAGACAAGTAGGTATTACACTTCCAAGAATGTCATTTGAGATGACTTCTTTTACATATGCTCCAGAAAGAAGATTAGCACCTACTAAAAGATTATACCATGTAGATAAAGAAAATGGAAAATATCAATCTACATTTACACCAACTCCATTTGATATTGGCTTTCAATTAGCTATATTTGTACGTAATGCAGAAGACGGGGTAAGGATATTAGAGCAAATATTGCCATACTTTACTCCTGAATTTACTGCTACGTTAAAATTGCTAGATGATATGCCTGATGTTAAAATGGATATCCCTGTAGTATTTCAAAGCTTAACAACAGAAGATACTTATGAAGGTGATTTTGAATCACGAAGATCTCTTATACATACACTTGAATTTATTGTAAAAGGGTATGTATTTGGACCTGTTAGAGACCGTCAAGGTATTATCAAGCTTGCAAATACTCAGTTCTTCGTTGAGCCTTCTGGCAACACCTGGAATCTTGATGGTGAGGATCCAGCATCTAAAGTAACCATTAGACCTGGTTTAGATGCAAACGGCAATCCAACCAGTAATGCCTCGGTATCGATAAATACTAATAGCATTACGGCAAACGATAATTATGGATATATTATAGATAAAGAGTTCTATGGATAATGATGATAAAATTGGCGAGTTTCTAGAACTAGAGCCTCTTAAAAAAGATATTACTAGAGCGAAAGATATTGTTAAAGCAAGTAAGCTAGACAATGACTTTGAATACGCACGTGGTAATTTATATCAAGTGATTGAGCATGGTTCAAATGCTTTAGCTGAATTATTAGAAGTAGCTAACCAATCACAACATCCTAGAGCATATGAAGTAGTAGCTAACTTAGTTAAGACTTTATCAGATGCTAATATGACTCTTTTAGATTTGACTAAAAAGAAACAAGATGTCAATAACGACGCAGGTGGAAGATCTCCTAATACTGTAAATAATAATTTATTTGTTGGTAGTACAGGAGAGTTACAGAAGCTTATCAAGAAGAATATAAATGACCCAGAATAGAGAAAACTACTTAGGTAATCCTAACCTTAAAAGAGCTAACATACCTGTTGAGTTTACTGCTGAACAAGTAGAAGAGTTTATTAAGTGTAGTCAATCCCCACTCTACTTCATAGAGAATTATATAAAAATTGTTAACATAGATCAAGGTCTAATTCCATTTAATATGTACGATTTTCAAAAAGACATCGTACGGTTAGTAGAGGATGAGCGTTTTGTTATTTGTAAAATGCCTAGACAGACAGGTAAGACTACTACAGTAGCAGCTGTTCTATTATGGTATACAATGTTCCATGAAGACTTCTCTATTGCGATTCTTGCTCATAAATCAGCTCAGTCAAGAGAGATTTTAGGACGCATACAATTAGCGTATGAGCATTTACCTAGGTGGTTACAGTTAGGTATTGTTGAATGGAACAAAGGTAATATCGAACTGGAGAATGGGTCTAAGATGTTAGCTGCGTCAACCTCTGCATCAGCTATTAGAGGTGGATCATTTAACCTTATTTACTTAGACGAGTTTGCATTCGTACCTACTCATATACAAGAAGAATTTTTCGCTTCTGTATATCCTACGATTTCTTCTGGTAATACATCTAAAGTATTAATTACATCTACACCTAACGGGCTAAACCTGTTTTACAAATTATGGGTAGATAGTGAAAATGAAAATAACAACTATAAAAGAATAGATGTACACTGGTCAGATGTTCCAGGTAGAGATGAAAAGTGGCGTGAAGAGACGATTCGTAACACGTCAGAAGATCAATTTAGAATAGAATTTGAGTGTGAGTTTATTGGTTCTACAAACACTCTTATTAGCCCTTCAGTATTAAGAAGGCTTGTTTATTTAAATCCAATAGGGCAGAATGAACATACAAGAATATATGTAGAGCCACAAGAGAAACATAATTACGTAATTATTGCTGATACATCAAGAGGTGTGAATGAAGATTATTCTGCTTTTTGTGTATTAGATGTTTCTGATCTGCCTACTAAAGTAGTAGCTGTATATCAGAACAATACTATATCTCCTATGTCCTACCCAGAGGTTATAGCGGGATTTGCTAAGAAATATAATGATGCGTGGATGCTTGTTGAGTCTAATGATATTGGTTTATCAATAGCAGAAGCATTACACAATGAATTAGAGATAGATAATGTATTAATGTCCTCTGCAAGAGGAAGAGCTGGACAAGTATTATCATCTGGATTTGGACCTACTGGACAGTATTTCGGTGTAAGAACTACTAAGCAAGTCAAAAGAGTAGGTTGCCTAAATCTAAAGACATTAATTGAGAATGACCAGCTTGTAATTAATGATTACAAAATACTAGAAGAACTAACTAGTTTCGTACAGAAAGCAGATAGTTTTTCAGCCGAAGATGGGAAACATGATGACTTGGCCATGTGTCTTGTATTATATGGATGGTTGTCCGTACAAGATTACTGGAAAGAATTGACTAACTCAGACATTCGTAAACAGATTCAAACACAACATCAAGAATATGTTGAAGAGGATCTAGCACCCTTTGGAATTATAGATGATGGCAGGAATGAATGGTCTGACAGAGAGCCCTTTGAGGTTATTGACTGGGAAACTGGCGAAAGAGTTTTCTAACGTCAGGAAATCATAAATATACTAGAACGATTATGACGTCAAGATTGACATATAAAAAGGAGACATAACATGGGATTTCAAGTCAGCCCTGGTGTAAATGTTACTGAAATCGATTTAACCACCGTTGTCCCTGCAGTATCAACTACTGAAGGTGCCATCGCTGGAGTATTTCGATGGGGCCCCGTCGAGCAGAGAATTCTGGTTGACAGCGAAGTAACGTTAGCATCTAGATTCGGTAAACCGACAAACGCTAATGCCGAAACATTCTTTACTGCCGCTAACTTCCTAGCTTACGGAAACAAACTTTATGTTTCTCGTGTACTATCGTCAGGTGCTCGAAACGCTGACGATTCAGGAGGTGGTAACTCTTTAATTAAGAACGAAGAAGAGTGGGATGCTGGTTCATCTTCTACTGATGCAAACGCATATGTGGTTGCAAGGTATGCTGGTGAATTAGGAAACGCACTTCAAGTAGAAATGTGCTTTGCAGCTGATGCATGGCAAGAAGATATTACCATTGGTGGAGGAGCAAACCTTAATACTAACACAGCATTGCATACTCTGCAATTCGAAGTTGGATCTAACACTGCATCTCTAGTAATCGAAGGTGCAAACAATACAGTAGCTAACTCTGATGTTAGTACAGCAGCAGATGCTGTAGTAGCTCAGATTCAAGTAGGCTCTGTAATTAAAGTAGGTAACTCTTCTATTGGTGAGCAATACTTAGAAGTTTCTGCAATTGCAGACGATTCAGGTGACACTTTTGCTAACAATGCCGGCGACGATGCATTTGTTATGACAAGAAGTGCAGCTGTATCATTTACTAAGAGGTATACTCTTTCAACAAACTTTAATGCAACAACAATTGATAAGAACTGGAAGTACTGGGATCTATTTGATTCAGCTCCAGGAACAACAGATTACGTTGCAGACCGCGGAGGATCTAATGACGGGATTCACCTTGTAGCGGTTGATAGAACTGGTGAAATTACTGGCGTGCCTGGTCAGATTCTTGAAAAGTGGGAATCAATGTCCAGAGCTACTGACGCTAAAACAGAAGACGGTTCTTCAAATTATTACTTAGATGTAATTAACAGCATGTCTAATTACTTCTATATTAACCAAGCTCCTCAAGCTAGCTTCTCTAATACTGCTGCTAATATGGTAGCTATTACAGACGCTGATGGGCTTGCAAACAAATATACACTTAGTGCCGGAAATGACGGTAACGGTGAGAGCGCTATCTCATTAGGTGACTTAGCTAAAGGTTACGACCTTTATCAAGATGCTGCAGAGATTGATGTTTCTTTAATCCTTGCTGGTAAGTCACGTCACGGTACAAATGGTACGGGATTACTTAACTATCTAATTGATAATATCGCTGAAGTTAGAAAAGACTGTGTAGTATTCGGTTCACCTCAGAAAGAAGATTTAATTGGTGAAACTGATCCTTCTGCTAAGATTGTAGAATTCAGGAACTCAACTACATCTTCTTCTTACGCCGTGCTTGATAGTGGTTATAAATATCAGTACGATAAGTACAACGACATCTACAGATGGATTCCATTAAATGGAGATGTAGCTGGACTAGTAGTTAGAACTGACGATCAAAGAGATCCTTGGTTCTCACCTGGTGGTTTCAATAGAGGCCAAATTAAGAACGTTGTTAAGCTTGCATTCAATCCTAAGAAAGCATACAGAGACATTCTTTATAAGAACGGTATCAACCCAGTTGTAGCGTTCCCAGGTCAAGGCACAGTCTTATTTGGTGATAAGACATTGCTTGCTAAGCCTTCAGCATTTGATAGAATCAATGTTAGAAGATTGTTCATTGTACTTGAGAAAGCTATATCAACAGCTGCTAAGTTTACATTGTTCGAGTTTAACGATGAGTTTACAAGAGCACAATTTGTATCCTTAGTTGAGCCTTTCTTGAGAGATGTCCAAGGAAGAAGAGGTATCTTCGATTACAGAGTTGTTTGTGACGAATCAAATAACACTGGCGAAGTAATTGATAGGAACGAGTTTGTAGGTGACATTTATATTAAACCTGCAAGAGCTATCAACTTTATCCAGCTCAACTTCATTGCAGTTAGAACTGGTGTAGAGTTCTCAGAAGTAGTAGGTAAATTTTAACTAAGAGCAGGAGAATAAGAAATGGCTTTTAATGTAAATGAAATTAGATCCCAGCTAGCCTTAGGCGGAGCTAGGAATTCGTTATTCAGGGTCTCATTTAATAATCCTGCCAATGGTGCTGGTGATATTAAAGTACCCTTCATGGTTAAGGCAACTCAGATCCCTAACTCAACATTAGGAACAATTGAGGTACCATACTTCGGACGTAAGTTAAAAATTGCTGGTGACAGAATTTTCAATCCTTGGATTGTTACGGTCATCAACGATGAAGACTTCTTAATCAGAAATGCGTTAGAAGAATGGTCAAATGAAATCAACGGGCACGAAGATAACTTAAGAGGTTTCGGTGGATCGTCTCCTTCAGAATATAAAGCTGACGCAACCGTAACTCAATTCTCTAAAACAGGTGTACCTATTAGAGAGTATAAATTCGTTGGTATCTTCCCTGCTGAGATCAATGAGATTGAACTTAACTGGGAAACAGTTGACCAGATTCAAGAGTTCCAGTGCACATTCCAATACGATTATTGGACTGTTTCTGGCGCGACTGGTAGTGCTGGTACTGCCTAAATAAATTGAGCCGAGGGGGGATTAACCCCCCTCTATTTTAAACATTATGTGAGGACCATATGGCAGAACTATTCGGTTTTGAAATAAAAAGGAAGAATGGACAGGCGAATGTTGAGCCTGTTTCTTTTACTTCACCCACAACGGATGACGGTGCGGTCACAATTACTGCGACCGGTGGTTCGTATGGACAATACGTTGACTTAGAAGGTACAGCTAAAAACGAAGCTGAACTTGTTACACGTTATAGAAAAATGGCACTTCAACCTGAAGTTGATGTAGCTATTGATGATATTGTTAATGAAGCAATTGTAAATGACCCTTTAGATAGGGTAATCGATTTAAATCTAGATAAGTTAGACACGACTAAAAGAGTCAAGGACGCTATTAGACAAGAGTGGGATAACTTATATAGAATGCTCAATCTTAATGAATCAGCTTATGATTTATTTAAGAAGTGGTATATTGATGGTAGAGTATACTTTCATGCTATCATTGATGAAAAAGATCCACATGCAGGATTAATTGAGCTAAGATATATTGACCCTCGTAAGATTAGAAAAGTACGAGAGGTAAAGAAAGAAAAGAAAGGTGGCGTAGTAGTCACAAAAGTAAAGAAAGAGTTCTTTGTATATAATGACAAAGGTTTTAACTCTAAATCGACTGCTTCACCTGATCCTTTACCAACAGGAACAGCTGGTATAAAAATAGCTAAAGATTCTATTGTACATGTTACATCAGGAATCAGTGATGAGAATAATAAAATGGTTCTCTCACATCTACATAAAGCTATCAAGCCACTAAACCAGCTTCAGATTTTAGAAGATGCATCTGTAATTTACAGAGTATCAAGAGCTCCAGAAAGAAGAATTTTTTACATCGATGTCGGTAACCTTCCAAAGATGAAGGCAGAGCAATATATGCGCGACATGATGGTTAAACATAAGAACAGATTGGTGTATGATGCTGCCTCGGGCGAAATTAGAGACGACCGCAAATTCATGACCATGTTAGAGGACTACTGGCTACCTAGAAGAGAAGGAGGCCGTGGTACGGAGATCACATCTTTACCAGGAGGACAAAATCTTGGTGAGATGGAAGATGTTGAATACTTTAAGAAGAAGTTATTTAGAAGTTTAAATGTTCCAATCTCTAGATTAGAGCCAGAGGCTGGATTTACATTAGGTAGAGCTTCTGAAATCTCAAGAGATGAACTTAAGTTTAGTAAGTTTGTACGTAGATTGAGATTAAAGTTCTCACAGGTATTTGATAAAGCTTTAGAAAAGCAATTAATATTAAAAGGTATTTGTACTTTAGACGAATGGCAAGAGTTCAGACAAGACATTAAATATAGTTTTGTTGAAGATAACCATTTTGCAGAGCTTAAAGCTACTGAGATTCTCAGAGAGAGATTACAGACTCTTAATGATATTGAGAATCATGAAGGCAAGTACTTCTCTAAAGATTGGGTACGTAGAAACGTGCTTAGATTTACAGAGGAAGAGATTGAGTTACTTGATGCCGAACTTGAGGCAGAGAAAGAACAAGGCGAATTTGACGATATGGACCAAGATCAAGAGGATGGACCACAAACTTTTGAGCAGTAGAGTGTTCATAAATAATAAATATATGGAGAGAGATTATGCCACAACCTGAGTATGACATAAATGATATCATTAAGAATGCTATAGGCGATAAGCCGGTTACTGTTCAAAAAGCATTCGATAATGTAATGGTGCAAAAGGCTGCAGATATTATTTCTGGTAAGCGAGAAGCTTTAGCAGCCGAGTATTCTGCTGATGCAGAAATTCCAGATGAAGATTTGGAATTAGAACCTACTGAAGATGAAATCGAAGATGTAGTCAACGATTTAGATGATGAGACTGAAGATGAGTTAGAAGCTGAAGTCGCAGATGAAATCGAAGACGAAGTAGTAGATGAGCCAGAAGTAGAAGAAGAGCCAGTAGAAGAACCTGAAGAACCAGAAGTGGAAGAGCTTGAGGAACCAGCAGAGGTTGAAGAACCTGTTGAGGAGCCTGAAGTAGAAGAGCCTGCTGAGGTTGAGGTGGAAACAGAAACTAATGCCGAAGACGTAGAAGTTGAGGTAGAGGAACCAGAGGAAGATTAAATGGCTAAATCACTAAGAGACATTCTAGGAGAAGTCGCACAGCCTAAAGCACAGGGTGAGAAAGATTTTAAAGACAAGCACGTAGTGCAAGATAATCCCTACCCAGCTAAAGGTACAGATGACGTTGTTAATGCACGCAAACAAAAGCCTGCTAAAGGTGGAGCTGCAAAAACTAAAAAGACTCATATGGAGAAAGAAGAAGAAGAAACTGTATATGAGAACGTTGAAGATGTCATCGATGAAATTCTCGCAGAAGACGATGTAGAAGAAGATGAGCTTGTAGAAGCTGTTATCGATACTATTAGAAACATCGTCAAAACAAACAAAGAAGGTTTCGTTTTATTTGACGACGAAACAGAAATGGAAGTAGATCCTGTAACTGCTCAAGCAATCGATCAAGTATTTGAGATGCTTAGCGATGACAATGCTGTTAAGTTTACAGAGAATCTTAACAAAAGTCAAGAGTCATTCCTTAGAATGGTTGACTTTGCAGTTAGTGTTGGCGGAGACGAATAATGAAGTTAATGACAGAACTATTCGAAGACGTTAAGCTTATCGCTGAAGAAAGAGAGGACGGTAAAAAAGACTTCTTTATTGAAGGTCCTTTCATGCAAGCTAACATTGTTAACCGTAATAACAGAGTCTATTCTAAGGATGTATTAGACAAAGAAGTAGGCCGCTATATTAAAGAGAGCGTTGAGAAGAAAAGAGCTTATGGTGAGCTTGGACATCCTCAAGGACCTACAATCAATTTAGAACGTGTATCACATATGATTACATCTCTTAAAGAAGATGGTGATAATTATATTGGTCGCGCAAAGATCATGGATACGCCATATGGCAATATCGTGAAAAGTCTTATGCAAGAAGGCGCTCAATTGGGTGTTTCCTCGCGTGGGATGGGTACATTAAAGCCTAATAAGAAAGGCGTGATGGAAGTTCAAGGAGACTTTCAACTCGCTACAGCTGCAGATATCGTAGCTGATCCTTCAGCTCCTGATGCTTACGTAAGAGGTGTTATGGAGAGTGTTGATTGGGTTTTTGATGTTTCAACCGGTAACTGGATCGCTCAAGAGGCAATCGAAGAGGTGAAAGACACTGGTAGAAAATCGGCTCGCGAGTTACAAGCTCGTAAAGTTGAGTTTTTCGAGCGTTTCGTTAATTCGCTAAAATAAAGTTTATATAAATATCATAGAAACATAGATTTCATTAAAGGAGTCAAAAATGACAGATAAAACAGAACAGCTTGACGAGTTTCAAGCCAGCCATGGTGATCCTTCTATGGTAGCAGAGCCTGTATCTACTAAGAGTAGTAAGCGACCTGCCGACAAGGATCAAGGCGATAAAGCCACACCTAAGCTAACACGTGCAGGTATGGTTGCCGATATGGTTAAAAAGTTAAGCGGTATGAATAAGGAAGGCGTTTCTTCAGCTTATTCTACAATGTTCGGAAAGAATGCTCCTAACAAATCAGCAGCTAATATGGCTACGATTAAGGGCATGAAGGAAGACATTGATGAGATTTTCGGCGACGAAGAGTTGTCTGAAGAGTTCAAGGAAAGAGCAGAAACAGTTTTCACTGCTGCCGTTAATGCAAAAGTCGCAGCTGAAGTTGCTAGAATCGAAGAAGAATTCGAAGCTAAACTCTCTGAAGCTAAAGAAGAAGTAGAAACTGAGCTTACTGATAAAGTAGACAGCTATGTTTCATACGCTGCTGAAGAGTGGATGAAAGACAACGAAGTTGCAATTGAATCAGCTATTAAAGTGGAAATGGCTGAATCATTCCTTTCAGGTTTAAAAGGTCTTTTCGAAGAGCATAACATCGACGTAACTGACGAGAAGTTAGACATCGTTGCTGAGTCTTCTGAGAAGGCTGAAAAGTTAGAAGAAGAGTTAAACGAAGCAGTTGCTGCTAAGATCTCTCTTTCTGAAGAAATTGAAGTGTTGAAGATCGAGAAAGCTATCTCTGAAGCAAGAGATGGTTTAACCGTGACACAGCAAGAAAAACTTCAGTCTATGGCTGAAGGTATTGAGTATGAAAGTCTCGATGACTTCACTAAGAAATTAGAAGTAGTCAAAGAAACTTACTTTGCTTCTAAGAGCGTCGTAACTGAAACAGTAGACGAAGAGCCACTTGAAGAAGCCGAGGAACAGTCTGCAATTGATCCAACTATGGAGCATTATGCAAGCGCTATTTCGCGAACTGTAAAAAGATAAATATTTGATAAGGTAATATAAAGGAGAGCAATTATGGAC